ATTCTCGGCTGAAAAATCACCATCCGGATTTCTGCGATGTCATAGAGGGCATCGAATAGTTCCAACGCCCCAAGAGCGTACAGCATCATCTGCGAGTTGTGGTCGGCAGATACCGCCACACCCTTGCCGTACTTGAAATCGATAACCGTTAAAACATTCTCTGCAACAATCACACAATCTCCCGTGCCAAAACCATCGGGAACGTAGCGGCTGAAATCCAAACGCTGTTCCACTAAGACCATGGGTTCTTGCAGGGTTGATAGCAGTTCAGCGATGTACTGGGCGTAGCTGTCCGTGCAGTCTTCCATTTCGGTGTCGTAGAAGTCTAAGTTCTCCGCTGGGTTGGGAGCCGGATTTCCGAGCAGTTTTTGCACCTTATATTCTGCCAACTCGTGAGCACACGTGCCTTCCCGGGCGTAGTCCGTCACGGTATCCGGCAGGGCAGCACAGAGCTGTGCAGACGGCGGACACGCCAGCCATCGGGAACTGGAGGAAGCCGACAAGACTGCATGCGAGCGGTTTGTGTGATTAGCCAATTTTGTTTGCTTCCTCCAACAGGGCAGGGTACTCGCTGGGAGCGATGGCGGAGAGTTTTGCTGCTCCGTGCCGCTGTAACAACGCCCGTACCGCATCCGTAAAGCCCGAGCGGGACTTGTCCGCCAACACTGCCCGCACCGCATCCATCGACACGGCAGGCGGTTCTTTTGCAGGCGGTACGGGTGTTGGCTCTTCCGGCGGATAGACCGGCTCGAACGTCTGCACTTCCTGTTCCGTCAGGGTTTCCGACAGGGATTCCAGTGTGTCAGCCAGCTGCCGGAGAACCGGAACTAAGTCCAGAATGGTTTTTGATTCTTTCTGCATGGGTTACGCTCCTTTCTGGTTCTTTGTCGGGACGGGGGTCTGTTTGGATGGATTCAGCAGTAAGCCGATGTGATCCGCACAGTGCAACTTTCCGTCCAGCCCCAAGTATAGCGGCACGCCGCTGATGCTGCAATTTACGCAGCAGGGGTGGGGTTCGTGCTGATTCATATGCATGCCTCCAAAAATAAAAAAAGTGGATGGTACGGTATTGCACCGCACAGCGAAGCTGCTGGTCACTCTGACCCATCCCATGCAGCGGTGATTCGCTCACCGCAAAGCGTGTTAGTATAAAGCCAGCTTTACACTTCAAAGTGGATTTTAGCGGCATCTACAAGTGCGAGATATTCTCTTGCAAATTTGTTGTCTCCATGTGTTTCTTTTACCTTGTTCTCAAATTCTTCCAATGTACCACCAAAACATCCACAAGATACAGCAATATCCCCGTTTTTTGTTCTAAACATTGTTGTGCTGCGATTGCGAGAACCAAATCCTTTTAAGCAGATATAGTCAGCATCGCCAGACACCTGAGCATCGCCAGACACCTGAGCATCGCCAAATACCCAAGCATCGCCAAATACCCAAGCATCGTCAGACACCCAAGCATTACCATACACCCGAGCATCGTCATATACCCGAGCATCGTCAGACACCTGAGCATCGTCATATACCCAAGCATTACCATACACCCGAGCATCGTCATATACCCGAGCATCGTCATACACCCGAGCATTGCCAGACACCTGAGCATCGCCATATACCCAAGCATTGCCAAATACCCGAGCATCGTCATACACCCGAGCATTGCCAGACACCCAAGCATTGCCAAATACCCAAGCAGTGTCAACCTGTGACAGGTTTTCTTCTTTTTCTACGTATCCGCCAAGTTTTCCAGCCTTAACAGCTCCGAAGTTAATCAAAGATTTTATCCGGTACAGCTTTACTCCGTTCACATCAATGCTTTCGGTCGTCAATTCAAATTTTTTCATTTTCAAATGTTCCATTCAAAAATATTTTTTTACCCTTACGGGCAGTGGGTCGGGGTACGCTCCCGACGGGCGTTGTTAGTATCAGGCAAAGAATGAGGTATTGCCAATGACTGCGATGCTGCCACATCGCCCCCGTGTTGCCGATAGGTTAAGACAATTTTTATTTTCTCTTATTCGACCGTATAGTTTGTTAGCACATCTTTTGTTTTTTTGGTTAGTAGATATATACATCCAGAATTTCTGCTGAATGATAGATAATTTCTTCAAAATTATCCGAATCCGCATTTTCCCATTCCGTTTCCAATCCAGCACGCTTACATAGTTCTCTGCATGCAATCTCGTCCCAATAGTCGTACTCGTTGATTTCTGCAGCCAGCATTTTATTTGTCCATTCATCAAACATTTTATTTCCTTCTACTCACCGTAATATCCAACATTTTCGAGTTCGCTTTCACGAACAATCTTAAGCTCACCGTCATCAAGTTCCACTACCCAAAATATTTCATCAATGACATAAGTAAGGCTAAGTCTACCGATCAATATCACATTACCATATCTTTCGGTAGTAGCATAATCGCCATTTTCAGGTTCATCTGCTCTGCTATAAAAACTACTCATGTATTACCTCTTTCTCCCCGTATCGCCGATAGGTCAGCGGATTGGTTATTGGCTTTTCTCGTCCTTTGCAAATTCCTTCTTTGTTGTGAAGAAACAGCCGTTCGGCATCTGACAGATTCCTTTTGGACACGCAGTATTTTTCTGTGGGTCGCACAGGTATAGGGGCTTTTTTGTTTCCTCGCTCAGGCAGAATCCAGAACAGCGGATGCCTTCATCTGTTATCTGCATCGTTTTCTTTCCTGTATGCTCGCAAACAATGCCGCCTTGCTGCGTGATAACAGCATTTGATGTCCGGATAACCCTTGTATGTTTGGAACGGTTTGCATATTTACAGGTTTCGCAGTCGTTCATTCTGTCTGCCCCCATTCAAAAATTTCTCCCGTGGGCTTTCGGTTGTTCCACATTAACTTTCCATTGTGTATCAAAAACCAGATGTGTTCCTCCAGTGTCAAGCCCAGCAATCCAAACAGTGCCTTGCCGCAATCTCCAGCCTGCTGCAAATCACGAAATACATTCAGCTTTGTGGGACGCTCCCCAGAGGCATAAGTCAGATGCTGTTCCTCGCAAGCACGCAAAAAATCATCTATGTTGGTGCGGTTGACCTGAACCCATACCGCTCCGGCAATAAACTGCTCCCAGTCAAACGGTTTTTCCAGCAGCCGTTCCAGAGCCAGCTTTGCACCAAAGGCGAAATCAAAGGGGTCGTCTTGACTGCACGTTGCAACGCCCGTATGTACTTTTTCCGTATTCACGTATTGTGTTGCGGTGACGGTATTTCCTTTTCGCAGAATGACAATCTTTGTTTCCTCGTTGTAGGGGGTCAGCAACCTTGCAAACAAAGAACCGCATTCAAACTGGTTCACGAACGGTTGCTTTCCTGAAATCGTTTCGTAGCGGCACAACCCGTTTTTCTTTTCTGTGATTTTAATCACGTTTCCGTCTTCTTCGGTGCCATGTACCTTGTACTGTTTTCCAATTTCAATTTTCATTCTGTTTACTCCTTTTGTCAGCTGTATACTTCCGCATTTTCAATTTTTATTCTGTCAATCCATCCATAAATGCCGCCATGACTGCCCTTGCCACGGCATCCGCTGTTTCATCAAATTGAATCAAACACCGCTTGAACAATTCAGTCTTAAAAGATGCCATTGTGCGATCATCCATTGCACCTTTTTCCCGCAGTTCCAAAAGTTGCTCGTTTGTAAGCATTGACCATAACAGTTCTAATGTTTCATCGCTCATTTTCAAGTACTCCTTTTCGTATCTAATTATATTTGCTTCATTCTTGCTCCACAGTCTGGGCAATACTTCCACCGCCGATATTCTTTCGGGAAACCACGTCTGCATTTTGAGCAGCAAACTCCGCCGTTGGGAATGCTTTCAATAAAACCATGTTCAAGCCGTTTAAGGTCACAAGATTCCCAACACGCAGAATCTTCCACGCTCTTTAGATTTTTGCAAAGCTTTATGAAATCCGCCTTACTTTTTTCTTTCAGCATTTCATCTGATAGCTCATGCGTCAATATAGGTCTTCCCATCAATTCTCTTGCATAGGCATATACATATTTTCGGTCATCACCAGTTAGCATACAAATTCCCGTATAGAGCTCAATGATAGCCGCTTCACGTTTCGTCATCGCTTGCCTCCTGATTTAACTTCATCAGTTTTTCCATGTACCACTCCGCCTTTTCAATATCCTCTGAGCCATTCTTCCGATCTGCACGAAAACGATATTTATATACGTTGCACATACAAAAGCACCGTACAGCATCCATGCCAAACAAAGCAATCATCTCGTCAATACACTCATACTTACCTTGATAGTGAACCGGATGATTCACATTGTCTGGTGCTTTCTCTATTGGAATACTCTCTTCTGTATTTTCTAACGGGATGAAACAGTCATACTTACCCGAAAGATTTATACAACGCCTGCACGGCTCCGCTGCTGTTCCTTGTTTACAAAATTGACAATTCAAACAAATAGCACGCATTTTTCAATCATCGCCTTTCAGTTCTTTCTGACAGAAATCAGAACAGCATATCCCTTCATCTGTTATCTGTATTGTTTTCTGCCCTGTATTCTCGCAAACAATGCCACCCTGTTTCTGCGTAATAACCGCAGCAGGTGTCCGGATGACTCTTGTGTTTTTGGACTGGTTTGCATATTTGCAGTTTACACAATCGTTCATTCTGCCTGTCCCCATTCAAATTTTTTCCCGATGGCTTTTGATTGCTTCCAGTTAAAGGGCTTTTCCAGAAATTCCGGGTTGTCGTAAATATTACCGACCACTTCCAGCAATGCTAAGCCTTGCATGTAACCGATTACATTTTTGGTGATATTGTGCAACAGAAAGCTTGAATGCTCTGGAGACCATTTCGCAACCACGATTTCTTTTGTCTTCACATTTTGAAGGATGTCCCCCTCAAAAATCTGATTGCCATTTCTATCAATTGAATCCGTATACTGTCCAATCGTGTCAGTATATACAGCGTGTTTATCAAAATTCGGTTCGGTTTGATAAATTACAGAAAAGTCTCCCTTTCCTTGCATAACACCGTTACCATAAAACCAACTGCTTTCCATGGGCGAACCGTCTAAACGAACCTTTTCTCCTTTTCTTCTTTGCTGCCCTCTAAATAATAACGAACGCTTGCTATGTAGCAATTGCAGATTTTCCTTTTGTTTTGCAACTTTTCGCACTTGCTGCCGAGCATTCCAGTCTAAACAAGCCTGATATTTATTCGAAAACCATTCGCCGGTACTGTTATGTACGGCATTCTTGGAGCAGAACAGCTTGTAATGATGTCCATGCTCATACACATAGTGAATTTTTGGTATTGACCCACAAACTGCACAGCGTTTTAGGTGCTTAACAAATTGATTCACGCTGTTTCCTCCTTTAAATTCCTGCAATGCTCTATGAAATCCGCCTTGCTTTTTCCTTTTACTTGTTTTGTCATGTGTGTTTCTCTTCTTTCTGTTTTCTCTGCCGGAGCAGCCACCGCAGGAACTTTGCCCCACAGGCAGCCAGCACACCCTCCGACAGGACAATACAAATCCACCAGAACATGGTTTCTTCCAACAACCCCTTTCACTATACAGCGATTTTCGGGAAAAACTTGTACGCAAACGTACAAGTTCCCCGAATCCTTTACAGAAATGTTACACTTTTTGTTGCATTTGGGGGAAAAGTGTCAAAATCCCAGCCCAGCAACTTCTACCCCACTGGGGCAGAAGTTCGGGCGTGTGGGTCAGCCAGTTGCCGCCTCTGGATGTCGGCACTGCATCGCATACTGTACCAGCTGGAGCATGGCAGCCCTGCCAAGCTGCACCTCCATGTTCTCCCACTCCCCACGGGCAACGGCTCGCTCGAAGTCGGATATGGTTTTCTGGTTCAGCCGCTGCAAGCTGTTCTGTATTTCCTCCGGCAGCGGAACAGGAGCAGGCTTTGTCTTTGCAGGCTGTTGCAGCACCGCTTCAAGGGATGCCTTATCGCAAATCTGACCGCAGGCGAATGCCTGCCGCAGAGCCTTTGCCCGTTTTTCCGTCAGCAGCTTCCGGAGCGGAGCGGAATCCGTGTCGATGTACGGCAGCTTTTCCAGCAGGGTTTCCGCCAGTAAGGTTTGCCCCTCCATCGGTAGGAACGACAGCTCCACACCGGCACGCATCGAAAGCCCAGCATCCACCCACTTTTTCATCTCCGGATGCAGGGAATCAATCCGCACCAAACGGGTGACAGAATTGCGACTCAGCCCGTATTCACTGCCCACCTTGTCCGCCGTGAGCGGTTTGCGGCTGGGCTGTTCCAGTTCCTGCAATTCTCGGATGATGTCGTTTCGCTTCCCCTGAGAGAACATCTGATTCCGCCGTAAGGCAACGACTGCCGCCTGTTCGCTGATTTTGAGGTTATCGAATCCTCGCTGCATGAGGTTGGATTCAATGACATACATTTCCGCTTCTTCTTCTGAGAGATTGCTTTTGACGATTGCCGGAACGGCAGAAAGTCCGGCAAGTTTTGCAGCATTCCAGCGGTTGTGTCCGACCAAAATTTCATAGTCACCCATGCAGGGACGAACGACCAGTGGCACAAGAATGCCGTTCTTCTGAATGGAATCCACCATATCTTGCAGGCGTTCGCCCTGATAGAGTTGAAACGGGTGCTTATAATAAGGCACAAGACGTTCCACGGGGATTTGCTGCACTTGGTTTTCGCTGCTGCCGAGCATTCCAGTCAAATCAAACGCCATTTCTCACACCCCCCACTTTTGCAATTCTTCCGCAAGCTGGCGGTATTCTTCCCCCAGCTTACAGGTGGCAGGAATGGCAACTTGTTCTTCCACGCTGCGAGCTGCCATGACACCGTGATGAATCTGTGTATTTAGCACCAAATTGCCATAGCGGTCATAGAGGGTTTGCAGGTTGTTGCGGCTGACCAACGTATGATTGACCATCGTCGGCAGGATGCCGGCAACGCTTAAATCCAAGTTGACGGTTGCTCGTACTTGCCGGACAACATCCAGCAGAGCGGTTAGCCCAGACACGGCGAACTTCTGCACCTGAACCGGAATCAACAGCAAGTCGGCAGCTGTCAGAGCATTCAGCAGCAGCACACCCAAAGACGGCAGACAGTCCAGAATCAGGATGTCATAGCTTGCCTGAAAGGGTTCTAAGACCCGTCTTAGCAGGGTTTCTCTGGAGAGAGCGTGTTGCATGGAAAGTTCTGTGGTTGCCAGTTCCAGCGTAGCCGGAATAAAGTCCACGGAAATGGCGGCACAGTGTCCCACTTCCAGGCTGGCAGTTGGCACATTCTGAATGACATCTTGGATACGAAGTTCCAGCGTACCCATTCCGGCAGCGTCTTCCTCCCGAAAGCCAGCGTATTCCGAGCAGTTGCCCTGTGGGTCGCAGTCTACCAGCAAGACCCGTTTGCCATTGGCAGCGAATGCCGCAGCGAGATTATAAGCGGTGGTCGTCTTTCCAACACCACCCTTTTGATTTGCGATTGCGATGGTTGTAGCCATGGTGTAATCCTCCTGTTATTTGCGTGACCAAGTGACCAATTCGATGTCAGATGGTTCGGCTTGTAAGGTTTCTTTTGCCTGCTGTTGTACTTGTTGCAGCAAGTCTTGTTCGGATTCTGCTTCAATTTCGGTTGTCATCTGCTGCCCGAACACAATCACATAAACTTGATATGTCTGCATCTGTTTTCACTCCTCTAATGTTTGTATGTACCGCAGCAATTTCCGGTTGCACTGTTCCAGTTGCAAGATTCGTTCCCGAAGCAGACGGGTTTCTTTGGACTGCAAGCCTTTATAGACCCGTCTTTCGTGCAGTTCTTCATACAGAGCGGAGGCTTCCGCCTGTTCCTGCCGGAGCGTGTTCAGCTGTTCCACTTGTTTGCAGCGTTTGCGGTAGGCAGCTTTCTGTTCCCGGTGGACTTCTTTTTTGCAGGTCGGGCAGTATTTGAGGGGATTAAATGCGGCATCGCCCAGTTCTTTCCGGCTGCCGAGATACTGCCCACAGCATTGACAGTACTTGACATCTTGTGTTTTAAAGTCCAGCATGCTGCATCATCTCCCGAATACAAGCGGTTTCGGCAACCGCTCCCCTGTTCGTTTTGTCCCCGTTTTGTCTGTCGGTTTGTCTTGCCTGTCCCTGTAATTGCCGCAAATCGGCTTGCAGGGAAGTGATGAGGGCATCTCGTTCCTGAGCGGCAAACTGTACGAGGGTTTCTGTCCGGTTGCCGACTGAGCTGGAAACGGTGCGTTGATGTCCGGTTTCGTCCAGATAGGAGATGGCAACCGTTTCCCAGTCGCTGGGGTTCTCTGCTGCAACCTTGAGGTTGGTAATCAGGCGATTCAGTTCTTCAATGCGTTCTCGTTTCTGCTGCACGGCATCCAACTGTGCTTGTATTTGCTGATAGCGAAACGCTGGACGGGTTGCCTGCTCCGCAGCCTTTTGTCTGGCAGCCTGCCGACACTTATGCTGATAGAACCCATAGCATGCAAGCGGGATGCTGTAAAGCAATGCCAACTTTAACAGGTTTTCGTCAAACATTGCTGTCACCCCCTTGACAAATGGGCAGGAATGTGTTATGATAGGGTTGCGATTGTTGGTATGCAGCTTTGTTGTATACTGAGAGAGATCCGCCGCTGAGGGCTTGTCCTTTGGGGGCGGATTTTTCTATTTCCAGTGTGGGAACGGTCTGGGAGAGGCACTCTAAGAATGCTCCGTTTTCTGCCAGCCAATCCGTCGTAGCCGTTGTGCGAGTATGTTTTTTCGGAGCAGAACGCTGCTGGTCTTGCATGCACCATTTTGTGAGCATTGCAAAGTGATTCTGATAGCTGCGGTGTTGTTCTGCCATCCAGCAACTAAAGCTGGTTAAGGTGATGTCGAGCTGTTCGCCGTAAGTTGCTTTTAGCTGATTGTATTCATCCGCTGTTAGAAACACGTTCTGGCAAGCACCAAAGACAAAGCGTTCTGCTTGTGGGCGGAGCGGCTTGCCGCCATGCTCTCCTCTATCCTTCTGCGTGATATTTCTATCTATACTATTGGGTCTAATTTTTTGACTGGGGGCGTTCAAAAATTTTGACCGGGGGCATTCTAATTTTTTGACTCCGGGGGTAAAAAAATAAGACCCGGAGTCTGGGTTTTCGACTGCGTTTTCCACAGTTTCAACATCCTGTTTGGGGCTGTCATAGCGGTTCAGAATCTCCGGAGCGGCGGTGTAGTGATTCCGGACACCGCCGTCCTTTGCTCGAATTTGCTCTTTGCGGATGTAGTGCTTTTCCTCTAAAGCCTGTAACGCATTCAGAACGGTTTGCTTTGTGCAGCCTGTTGCTTCAGCGAGATATTGCAAGCTGCCGGAGCAGGCTTTTTCTTTCCGAGAAAAGCCATAGATAACGGCAAACACTTGCAGCTTTGTTCCTTTTAGTTTGAGTTGGTTCAACATCCAGTCTTGGATGATATAATAGCCTTTGAACATGGTTATCCTCCTTTTTTACGGTTTCAAAATCTCCGGAGAGATGGTGTATTGATTCTGTTCTTTGCAAATGTAGTGCTTAGATATTAGGGCTTTCAAGGCACAGGAAACCATCTGTTTTGTGCCTCCAATCCTTGCAGCAAGACCCTGCAAGCTGCCAGAATCCGATTCCCCATTTTGAGAAAGACTGTAGAGGATGGAGAATACCTGCAGCTGCGTTCCTCTTAGCTGTAAATCAGACATCATCCAGTCGTGAATTACGAGAAATCCGTTTTTCATTGTTAACCTCCTTGTTTCCATGCCAGATAGTCGAATTTGTTTTGCGGCTGCCGATAAAACAGCTGACTGAATAGCAGAATCCGGAATTCTGGGGTTGTCAGCAGTTCCTGAACTTCTGCATCCGTTGGGTTGCAACCATGCCGTATGATGAACAGAGCGGTTGCATAGTCTTTGACGGTATCCTCCCATTTCTGCTGCTTTTTTGACAATTTTCGTTTCATGTAGGTGCTCCTTATGAAATGGATTTGCCGTTGATGATGCTCAGCGGCAAAAGCAGTTGTTACGATTTGGACACCCATCCAGCAGGACGTTTTTCCAGTTGGTAGACATCCCCTGTTTCAAACATCACGACCGCCTTTTTTGGCGGTTTTTTGTCTTTCAGGGCAAGCAGGAATGTTTCCTGCGGCAGAAATGGCGTTGAAGTGGTTTGCTCTTCCTCCACTTCTCCAATCAGTTCCTCGCAAGTTGTGTGAAAATAGGTGGCAATGCGGAGCAGCACATAAGCGTTCGGCACTTTCTCACCTGTTTCAAATTGAGCAATCAGGGACTGTGAAATTCCCACCTGTCTGGCAAGTGCCGCCTGTGAGATTTTGTTGCGTTCCCTCAGCTCTTTCAGGATTGCTGGAAACATCATAAAATCACCTCCTTTTCTTTTTGGCTGTGAAATATTATCACTTTGTATAATTAAACACTTAGTGATTGACAATCTGTGCAAAAAGCCGTATAATCAAAGTAGGTGTATCTAAGACTATACGGCTTTTGGCATTGTGCAGGATATTTCAACCTTGTCATCGTTCGAGAACCCCCCATCGGGGTTTTGAACTGAGTATAGTATAACGCCATATCTGGCGATTGTCAAGATTGAAATCGCCAGATAGAGATATTTTTGTAGGAGTGAACAAAATGCACCAAGAAAATTTGTATACTTCGCCAAATATGGCGGGAAGAATAAAAGATATTGCTCGCACAAGAGAAATAACAATGAAATCAATTTTGGAAAGTTGTGATTTAGGGTCTAATACCTTTTCGCATATGCTTCATGGAAAAATGATTGCTTCAGACAGCTTGGCGAGGATTGCGGACTGTTTAAATTGCTCTGTCGATTACCTATTAGGAAGAACAGACAATCCGAACGTCCTCCCTCTGAATTTAAACAGTGGGAATCACATCGTTTTAGGGGACTGTTGTCAAAACAATCCTGTCGTAATTGGAAAAGCAGCTGCTGGATCAGAGCCAGATGAGCTTGAACAGGAAGTTATCCGAATTCTGAAAGAGTTACCGATTCGGAAGAGAACAGAGCTGCTGACTGTGATGTATCAATACTTAGATGAAAACAAAAAGAAAGAAGATGAAAGCCTTGTCGACGAATCGTGAAAAGGGAGCAACTATTTATGAAAGCCTATCCGATTATGTTGTAATTGACTTGGAAACAACGGATGTTTACGTGACGACCTGCTCCGTGATTGAACTATCTGCGATTCGAGTTCGGAATAACGAAATCTGTGAAACTTTCAGCACGCTTGTCAATCCGGAAGAGAAAATTCCGGAAGATGTTACACAGCTTACGGGCATTACCGACAGCATGGTGAAAGATGCTCCAACATTAAAAGAGTGCTTGCCAGATTTTCTGGAATTTTTAGGAGATGATGTTCTATTGGGACACAACATTGTTTCCTTTGATGTAAATATTCTTTATGATGCTGCTGAGGGATTGTTCGGGAAAAAGATTCAGAATGATTGTCTGGATACCTTATATTACTCCAGACGTTGCGAATTGAACTTGCCGAATTATCGACTGGATACTTTGCAGGAATATTTTGGTGTTATAAATGAGCGGCAGCATCGTGCTCTTGCCGACTGCAAAGCGACCCATGAATGCTATCAAAAGCTAAAGCCGCTTTATTCCGGAATTCTTGCTCGACAGAAACAGGAACGCTCAGAAAGAAGAAAACTCCGTTTCTCAGAAACGACGCAGAGCCTGAATGAATTACAAGCCCTCTTGCAGGAAATGACTTTTGACCAACAGCTGACCAAAGATGAAATTTATGATTTACAGCAATGGGTAAGTGACCATCAACAGCTTCGAGGCTGCTTTCCGTTTGACATTGTTTTTCAGGAACTGGAGCAGGCATTGGAAGATGGTGTATTAGAACAATGCGAATTGGATCACTTGCTGGAAATCTTTTGTGCGGTGACAGACCCCGTGGAAAGTTTCTCTGAAAAAGAAGCGGAAATTGATTTTTGCGGAAAAAGCGTTTGCCTTTCCGGAGAATTTACACAGTTTGCAACGAAAGCAGAAGCAGAAAAGCGATTGCAGGAAAAGGGTGCTATCATCAAGAAAAATGTTGCGAAATCTTTGGATTATTTGATTGTTGGCGGAAACGGAAATGAAAACTGGAGCTGCGGAAATTATGGCAGCAAGGTAAAACGAGCATTGGAATTGCAGGAAAAAGGGGCTTCGATACAAATTTTGAAAGAAGAGGAGATGCTTGCACATGTGTAAAGAAGAAATTTTACGGTTTCAGGCGGCGATGCAGAAATTTGCAGAAGAGCAGCTAATCAACGCTGGATTTACAGGAAAAGAATTCTTTTTTGAAAACCTGACAACCCCAAAGGGAGCAGATAGTAAAAAATCCACGATGAATATTGGATTAGAAGATACCGTACATCATGTTTTCCATGCAGACCCGATTCGATTTGGAACGGTTGATTTCAGTGCGAAAAGTGTTGTACGGCTTTTTATGAGCGATAAACTTTTTGAGCAGCTTCCATCAAAGCCAGATTATACAACGGTTATAAAATCCAGTGGCTGGGCAAAAGTTACAGATTCTTCTCCAGATACTCTTTTAACGTTTGCAAAGGAAGCGTTTGTGATTGCCTTGCAGCAATATAAACCAACAGAAGTGTTCGGATGTTGTTCGCAATATGAAGCCTGCTCTGATGCCGGAAAATGCCTGCATGCCTATCAACTGTATGCAAAGGGCTGCCAATATCGGGAGAACTTAGAAGCAGGAAAAAGATTCTACGGAAAACAAAAGAACATTTAACTTCTACCCCATTGGGGCAGAAGTTTCAAAATAAAAAGTCGGCATAAAAAAGAAAAGTGTGTTATACTATAAAGCAAGGAGATGAAACGATGATGCAAAAGGAAAATAGACAACCACAAAAAACGAATATGCTGTTAAAATACAGGGTTAGCAATTACAAGTCTATTGGGCATGATATTGAATTCAGCATGCTGCCGACCGCAAAAAATACCGATGAACGGTACACATCCAAAATTTCAACACGAGCAGGCGATTGGAATGTTCTGCATCGTGGAATTTTATTTGGAGCGAATGCATCTGGAAAATCCGCTTTTATGGAATCCCTGGCATTTGCAAAAAGATTTATTACACAGGGACAACGAAGCGGACGAAAAATTTTTGTCAATCAGTTTAAAAATCCCATTCCGGAATTAGAAGGCTTGACTACTTTCCAGTTCGTGCTTTATATCAACGGGGAAGTTTATGATTATGGGTTCTCGTTAAATAATGATATGGTACAGGAAGAATGGCTTTTTATTTTAGAAAAGAATGGATTTCAAGGTGTTTTTGAACGAAAAACAGACAAGAAATCGCATACCAGTGTTAAATTCGATGGGAGAAAAATAAATGTAAAAAAAGAATTTTTGGATATGCTTTCAGAAACCATTCAAATCAAACAGAAAAATCAATTGTTTCTCTATAAACTCTATGACAATGGGGTAGCCGGCGTAGAGGATTTATTTGAATGTTTTGATGACCTCCAGATTCTGTTCCCATCCAGTGAAGTAACAGGTATCGACCGAGCTGTTGCAAAGAATAAGAACTTTGCACAAGAACTTTCCGGGTTTTTAAAACAGTTCGGAACTGGGGTTGATGATGTTTCTACGGAGCAGGTCGCATTAGAAGATTTTGAAAATCAATACAATCTGCCAGAAGAACTGATTCAAAATATGTATGATGTGAAGAAGGGCATTTTTAAAATAAACGACAAATACTATATTTTTGAAGTGACAGATGGAGAAATTCAGCTGAGAAAAACAAAATTCCGGCATTCTTTATATGGGAAAGCCTATTCCTTTGACCGAGATGAAGAATCCGATGGAACACAACGACTACTGGACTTATTTCCAGTGTTGTACAATGCCCGAAGCAAAGGGAGTATTTTCTTTATTGATGAAATGGATCGAAGTCTGCATACAAAATTGACCACCAAATTTTTGCAGTTTTTTTTGCGGGAAGCAAAGCAAACAATGAGCCAGCTGATTATTACGGCACATGATGTCAATATCATGAATCTGAACACACTTTCTCCAGATGAAATTTGGTTCTTGGAAAAGACGCAAAATGGGGAAACCGAAATCAGACCATTTTCTGATTTTGATGTAAACCATAAGGGATACGATGTAATGCGTTCTTATTTAGAAGGACGGTTTGGAGCAGTTCCAAGAATTCGGGAGGATGTATAATGCCAAGAAAACAGCTTTCTATATCCGATTTTACAAGACCACAAAAACATCTTTCCGACCGTCTGATTATTTTGTCTTGTGAAGGATTTGTCACAGAAGAAAAATATTTCAATATCTTATCAGAGGATATTTTTTCCGGCATCCAATCAAAAATTAGAATCTTTTCTGTAAGAAAACCTTATTTTGAATCCGAACATCCAACAAGAGAAGAAAAAGCCTACCAAAATCGGTCTTCTCCAAAATATATTTTAGAGCGAATGGATACTTGTTTGCAGCAAGAGGTGCAAAGAAGAGAACAAGATGAATGTTGGTTGGTCATGGACATTGACGACCATACCAGCTCGCAAAAAATAAAAGAATGGAAAGAAGTTCTTTCCGCTTGCAAAGAGAAAAACTATCAAATCGCAATCAGCAATCCGTTTTTTGAATTTTGGTTGTACCTGCATCATTTTCCGGTACAGGAAGCAGATCATCAGCATTGTGTTTCTGAAAAACATCCCTATCGTTCGGATTCGTATTTTATGACAAAGATGCAAGAAGAAGGTGTAGGTCTTCGAAAGAACAAGAAAAAACCACTGCCCAAAGATTACAATTATGAAAAAGTACAGGATGCTGTACAGCGTGCAAAAGAATTGGATTGCGATGGAGAAGAATATCCGAAAGATCATCTCGGAAGCACCGTATATAAAATCATTGAAAAACTCATTGAAATGAAAAATCAAATCGAATAACCAGTAAAGGAAGTGTAAGATGAACGTTGTCATCTATGCCCGTTATTCTTGTGAACGGCAGACGGAACAATCCATTGAAGGACAGCTGCGAGAATGCGAAGAATTTGCAGAAAAACATGATATGACCATTGTTGACACTTACATAGACCGTGCCATCTCCGGAACATCTACCAATCATCGAGAAGCCTTTTTAAAGATGATTGCTGACAGTGAAAAGCATACCTTTGAAGGCGTGCTGATGTATAAGATGGATCGGTTTGCACGCAATCGCTACGATAGTGCCGTCTATAAAGCAAAGCTGAAGAAGAATGGGGTACGGGTCTATTATGCAAAGGAACAGATTCCAGAAGGTCCGGAGGGCATCATTTTGGAATCTCTACTGGAAGGAATGGCAGAGTATTATTCTGCGGAGCTGTCCCAAAAAATCAAGCGTGGTATGCGGGAAAATGCTCTGAAGGGAAAAGCAACTGGCGGCAGTACCGCAATTGGGTATAAAATCACACCTGATAAAACCTTTGCGATTGATGAAGATTATGCGGATGTTGTCCGGCATATTTTCCGTTCCTACGCCCGAGGAGAACGGGTAGAGGATATTTGCAAGGATTTAAATGAAAAGGGAATCCGGACACCCAAAGGCTATCTTTTTAATCAGAGTACGATGCGGAAAATGCTGCAAAATGAAAAGTATATCGGCGTTTATATCTGCAAAGATGTTCGATTGGAGGATGCCATTCCGCCCATTATCGACAAGTCTTTATTCCATGAAGTACAGCAAATTTTAGCAAAAAATAGAAAAGCCCCTGCAAGAGCAAAGGCAAAAGTGGATTATTTGCTGTCCGGAAAAGCCTACTGCGGAAAGTGCGGAAATGGTTTGGTTGGGGAGAGCAGCAATCCAAATAGCGATAGCAGACCGCATTATTATTATAAGTGTGCCAATCGGAAGAAAGGACTTGGCTGCGACAAAAAGACCATCCGGAAAGAAGAACTGGAGAATCTGGTTGCCCAGAAGGTTGCAGAAGTCGTGTTGCGTCCGGAGAAAATCAAAGAAATTGCACAGCGATGCGAAGAAATGCAACGGGATATGGTTCGAACGATTCGGAATCCAGAAGCAGACATGCTGAAAAAGCAGTTGGAGAAAACCAAGAAAAGTATCGCCAATATCATGCTGGCGATGGAGCAGGGGATTTTTACGAAGTCCACAAAGGAACATCTGGAAGCATTAGAGCAGCGGAAAGAAACACTGGAGATTGAAATTCAGCGGACAAGTATGGTAGAAAAAGTTGACATCATTACAGCGGATCAGATTGAATTTATGCTGCTGCAGTTTTTACCAGAAGCGAATACCGATGTTACAGCCTATGCAGATGATATTATTTCTTGTTTTGTGCATTCGGTTTATCTGTGGGATGACAGCTGTGCAATTTGGCTGAACCTATCCAATCAACAACCGAAACCACATAAAAATCGTTGTGCAAAAGTTACACCGGAGAGTACACAGCGATTGCAGCTATCTGTTGACCTGCTCTCTGGAAATGTAAAAAAAAACTTAGTACAGAAAAACGTTGGTGAAAATTCGCATTTGGAAACCTCGCCTCCACCACACAAAATCACGTAATCGGAAAGGTTACGAAAACCACGTAATCACGTTATATAGCGTGGTTGCGTGGCTTTTCTTTTGCAAATTTTTCCTGATTTTTCGGGAGTTCAAAGCGAATTTGACCGTGACTTGGTTAAAGTGCGTAGCATTTTTGGGGTACCCCTCTCTTGCGGGAAAAATGGGAAAATGGGAAAAACAAGCATGTTTTTCTAAGGAACTGGCACTGTACAAAATGCGATTTGTGTACTATGATTTGTCTTCTAAAAAATAGGAATAAGAACAATTATCTTAAATGTGGCGATAATTAAAAAAATTCATAAGTAAAAGCGACAGCAGACACCTACAAAATCATTGGTAGGCATCTGCTGTTTTGCAATTCTTATTTTTAAAAAGGACTTGAAAATATTAGTGAAATATGCTAAAATAAATATAGTTTATGCGGAAGAAAGGCACAACTATGAATATTACGGAAAAACAGCAGAAAAAAGCTGCAAAAGAATTTGCGGAGTACTGGAAAGGCAAAGGTTACGAAAAAGGACAGTCGCAGAAGTTTTGGATTGACTTGCTGCAAAATGTCTACGGAGTCGAAAATGCCACGCACTTTATCAGCTTTGAAGATCAGGTACATATTGATAAAAGCACCGGGTTCATTGATGGCTATATCGAGAGCACAAAGGTGATGATTGAACAGAAGAGCCTTGGCAAAGATTTACGTAAGGCAATCAAGCAGTCAGATGGTACGTTTTTGAATCCGTTTCAGCAGGCAAAACGCTACATCGTGGAACTGCCTGTGGATAAGCATCCTCTTTGGGTTATCACTTGCAACTTTTCAGAGTTTCTGATTTATGATATGAATAAGCCGAACAGCGAACCAGAACAGATTCTCTTGAAGGATTTGCCGAAAGAATATTATCGCTTACAATTTCTTGTAGATACGGGCAGTGAGCATCTGAAAAAAGAGATGGAGATTTCTCTCAAAGCCGGCGATTTGGTGGGGAAGCTGTACGATGCGATTCTAAAACAATACAAGAATCCAGAGTCTGAGGAAACACTGAAAAGTTTGAATATGCTCTGCGTTCGGCTGGTGTTTTGTTTGTATGCAGAAGATGCAGGGATTTTTGGACAACATGAAATGTTCGGAGATTATCTCAAGCAGTTTTCTCCGAAAGATGCACGAAAAGCATTGATCGAATTGTTTCAGGTGTTGGATACAAAGCCAGAAGATCGTGACCCTTATATGGAAGATGACCTTGCTGCATTCCCTTATGTCAATGGCGGACTGTTTGCAGACGAAAACATTGAGATTCCTCGCTTTACAGAAGAAATTGTGGATTTGCTGGTCAATAAGGCAAGTGCAGGATTCGACTGGTCGGAAATCTCGCCAACCATTTTTGGTGCAGTGTTTGAATCGACGTTGAATCCAGAAACACGACGCAGTGGCGGAATGCATTACACCAGCCTTGAAAATATTCACAAGGTCATTGACCCACTTTTTCTGGATGCATTAAAGGCAGAATTGGAAGAAATCAAAGCTTTGAAAGTAGCGAAAACCCGAGAACAGCGATTGCAGGAATATCGCAAAAAGTTGTCCCAGCTGACATTTTTAGACCCTGCGGCAGGCAGCGGAAATTTCCTGACAGAAACCTATCTTTCTCTTCGTCGTTTGGAAAATGAGGCACTATATGAGGAAAATCATGGTCAGATGTTATTGGGTGTCAATGGGAAATATAATCCGATTCAAGTTTCTATTGGACAGTTTTACGGCATTGAAATCAACGATTTTGCAGTGACGGTTGCAAAAACAGCCCTGTGGATTGCAGAAAGCCAGATGATGCAGGAAACAGAAAAACTGATGCAAATCAATTTGAATTTTCTGCCGCTGAAATTCTATGCGAATATTGTAGAGGGCAATGCTTTGCGGATTGACTGGGAAAGCGTTGTGCCGAAAGAAAAGCTGAATTATATCATGGGAAATCCGCCGTTTGTGGGTGGAATGTACATGAGTAAAGAACAAAAAAATGATATAACAGCTATTTTTGAAGATGTCAAAGGCATTGGCGAAATAGATTATGTATGTGCATGGTATAAGAAATCAGCTGATTATATTAAGGGTAAAAAAATAAAATGTGCTTTTGTTTCAACAAATTCTATATGTCAAGGACAGCAAGTTATTATATTTTGGAAATATCTTTTCACACATTATACAATGCAAATCAATTATGCTTTTGAAACATTTGTTTGGAATAGCGAATCTAATGAAAATGCGAAAGTACACTGCGTTATCATTGGATTTTCATGTTTTGAAGATAATTGTATAGAAAGAAAATTATATAGCAGTAACAATAAATTTAAAGTTTGTAGTAATATAAATCCTTATTTGGCAGATGCTCCTACTATTTTTATTGATTCACATTCGAAACCAATTTGTAAAGTATCACCTATTCGATTTGGAAGTATGCCAAGAGATGGGGGAGGGTTTGTTTTATCTGAGGACGAAAAAAATGAACTTATAAAAAAAGAACCATTGTCAGCAAAATGGATAAAGCCATACATTGGTGCAGTCGAATTTCTTAATAACAAAAAAAGATATTGTCTTTGGCTTGTAAACGCAAGCCCAGCAGAAATAAAAAAGTGTCCAACCGTTCTTAAACGCATTGAATCTGTACGAGAATTTAGGGCTTCAAGCAAAGCAGCTGGAACAAGAAAATTTGCAGAAACTCCAACGCTGTTTTGTCAAATAGCACAGCCTAATTCAGATTATATTATAGTTCCTAAAACATCTTCTGGAAAAAGAAAGTATATCCCTTTTGGATTTATGAATAAAAATATAATAGCGAGTGATTTGGTGTTTTTAATACCGGATGGTACAATATACGAATTTGGTATTTTATGTTCTAACGTGCATAATGCTTGGATGCGTGCAGTTGCAGGCAGATTAAAAAGCGATTACCGTTACTCAAAGGACATTGTTTACAATAACTTCCCTTGGTGCAATCCAACACCCGAACAAAAAGCAAACATCGAGAAAACCGCTCAGGCAATTCTGGATGCAAGAGCCAAATATCCGGATTGCTCCCTTGCTGACCTCTACGATGAAACCACCATGCCGCCGGAACTCCGAAAGGCACATCAGGCGAACGATTTCGCTGTGATGGCTGCTTATGGCTTCAACCGGAAAATTACAGAGAGCGAGTGCGTGGCGGAGTTGATGAAACGGTATCAGGCGTTGGTCAACGAAAAGTAGTTTATGCAACTGGAAACAAAGAAGATAATGTATAAGGAGAAAAATGAAAGATTTTAAAACACTGCTTTTTGAAGAATTTAATATTGCTGTAATAAATAAAAATAAAAAGATATGGATGTTGCGTACTGAAAGTGGACGATATTATCAGGATTTTACAACTAACAAATATGTTGCTCTAGGGTGGAATAAGGTATCATATTCTCTTTTAATTGACAAAGATATTTCAGATAAAGTGAAAAAAGAGAAAATACAATTATTATATCCTGATGAGACAAAACCAGGCTTAATTTTAGGACAACTTACTACTTTTTATTTTAAAATGAAGCCAGGAGATTTTATTTTAATACCTTCTAAATCAAGCAAGTACTTATTTATCGGTAAATTGAAAGATATTATTACTGATGTTAAACATAAAGAAACTGATAAAGAGTATTGTAAGTGCCAATATTTGCACAAACGAAGTGTGGAATGGATAAAAGAAATATCCCCAAGCGTTGATGTATATCTAACTCGAACTTTACGCTCACATCAAGCTATTACAAATATTTCCGAATATTCGGATTTGTATTTTAGAAATATTTTTCCATGTTATATTGATGAGAACACTTTACACTTCACACTTCAGAAACATACAAAATCAAATTATAGCTTATGCGATAGTATAAAATTACAATCTTCTATTGTAGAAATATTAAAACTTTCATCTGAGTTATATGGTTCCCTTGACAATTCAGAGTCATATATTATTAAAACAGCAGTAGGTTCCCCTGGAATAATTGAACTCATTATTCAAAACTTTAATATAGAAAATATTATTGGAATATTATTCATAATATCTATAGTAGGTGTAAACTCTACTGTAGATTCAAGTGGAAAAAAAGGTTTTTCTATAGGAATAGGTGGTATAATAGATAAAGTGAATAATTTAATAAATGATCATAAGAATCGACAACTAATTGACGCAGAAATTAGAATTAAAGAAGCTGAAGCCAAAAGAATAAATGCTGAAACAGAAAAAATTCAAGCCGAAGCGAGAAAAACCCTCTCAGAATCAAAAAAGATTGATGTCGAAACCAGACAAATAGAGCAACAGTTGCTTTCCATTCCGTCAGCAAAAAAGATAGAAGATACCAAAATAAATCTATCTCAACCAATGCAAACTTTAAAACAGGTTACTGAACAAAATGAAATTGATATTAGTGCATAATATTTGAATCTTCTCTCTACACACACCAGCACTGACGTGCAGTCCGATTGCATCGAGCAATGCCCCTGTTCCTCATCAAAGATTCGTTACAGTGCCACTCTCTTACGAGAGAATTTAAAATAGAATCTTATTTCATATAGATATATAATATAAGTAAAATTATATAATTATTATTTAATATAAATATATTATATATAGTCATGAGATGATCAAAAAATCTAATTTAAATTCTTTCAGAGAAAACGAAGAAGCTTTTTCACTGTATCAATATCTAAAATCAAATATATATTATAATTCCGATAAGGTAACTTTCAGCCTTATCGGAATTTTTGTTTTTGGAGGAATTTGAAATGGAAGAAGTACGAATTTGTGATTACTGCGGCATGGAACTTGCAGAGGATGAAGGCACATATGTGGATGAAGAGCTGCTCTGTGAAGATTGTGTTGCTGACCATTGCATCACATGTGACCACTGCGGCGAAACCATCTGGACAGCAGACTGCGTGACCGACGATAACAGCTTTTTGTGCCAGAGCTGTTTTGATGCACATTATCACCGCTGTGAATCCTGTGACCGCATCATATCGGATGACGATTGCTGCTGGCACGATGATCTGCCATATTGTGAAAGCTGTTTTGAAGATTTGGAGGATGAAATCGAAGATTACAGCTGCAAACCTACACCGATTTTCTACGGAGATGGAAAGCGATATTTCGGCGTGGAATTGGAAGTGGATGATGGTGGCAAGGACAATGATAATGCCTATAGATTGAAAAGCATTGGAAATGCACAGCTTGAAACCATCTATATCAAGTCGGATGGCAGTCTGGATGATGGCTTTGAGATTGTTTCTCACCCCATGACTTTAGATTACCACACAGAAGAAATGAACTGGAAAGATATTTTTCGAGAGGCGGTTTCCATGGGTTATCGTTCCCATCAGACCAGCACTTGTGGTTTGCACGTTCATGTCAACCGGAATGCTTTCGGAGATAACCAGACAGAACAAGAAGATGTCATCAGCCGGATTCTGTTCTTTGTGGAAAAACACTGGAACGAATTGTTCACATTCAGTAGACGCAGCAGTTACAACATGAGCCGTTGGAGTGCAAGGTTTGGTTTCGAGAAGACAGGAAAGCAAATTTTAGAGAAAGCGAAGAATGGTTGCAATGGCAGATATGTTGCAGTCAACCTCAATAACTACCACACAATCGAGTTTCGCCTGTTTCGAGGCACACTCAAATACAATACTTTCATCGCCACGTTGCAGATGGTCAATCACATTTGCGATGTGGCGATTTCTTTTTCTGAGGAGGGCATTGATGCCATGAGTTGGTCGGAATTTGTGAGTTCCATCGAAGAGCCGGAACTGATTCAGTATCTGAAAGAGAGAAGATTGTACATCAATGAGATGGTAGCAGAAAGTGAGGAGATGTAAGATGTGTGCAGTATTTGGCTATCTCGATTACAAGAGAAAAATTGAAAATATCATTTTGAAAAAGCTGATTCGGAATCTTTCGATTGCGGCAGAAGTTCGGGGAACAGATGCCACTGGAATTAGCTATGTAAATCATGGAAAGGTCGTGACATTCAAGAAAGCAAAACCGGCTCATAAAGTGAAGCTGTATTTTCCCAGAAACACAAGAGCGGTCGTCGGACACACCAGAATGACAACACAGGGCAGCGAAAAATACAATTACAATAACCATCCATTTGATGGAAGATGTGGCATGGAAACATTTGCCCTTGCACATAATGGCGTGCTGTACAATGATGCTGAATGGAAAGCAAAGTATCATCTGCCGAAAACACCGATTGAAACGGACAGCTATGTTGCTGTGCAATTATTGGAGCAAAAAAAGCAGCTGCATGCAGAAAGCATCAAGAAAATGGCAGAATTAGTAAATGGTAGTTTTGTCTTTACGATTTTGAGAAATGACAATACGTTGTTTCTGGTAAAAGGCAATAATCCGTTGACCTTATACCATTTTCCTGCATTGGGATTGTATGTCTACGCCAGCACAAAAAGCATTTTAGATAATGCTTTGCAACAAGTAAATCTAAGTGACAAGTGCTGTGAAATTGATGTTTCAGAGGGTGAAATCGTAGAAATTGCAGCAAATGGAAAACACAGTAAAACTACTTTTGCAATGCAAAATTCCGTATTCAGTCCGTATAACTGGGACAATTTGAATTGGTATGAAACAGAGGAACAGGAAGAATGTTTGTTGGAATGTTGCCGGATGTTTGGTGTGCCGGAGGAAGATGTATATTTGTTGTTGGACTATGGCTTTTCAGCGGATGAAATTGAAGAAATGCTGATGAATCCCAATCTTTTAGAAGATGCATTGGCAGAAATCAGCGTATTAGAACAGGAGGACACAGAATGAAAGGATTCCTTGCAGGCGTGATTTTGACCATTTTGGCGGAAGGTGTCGCAGCGGTAGCAATCATGATAAAGAAAGGAGAGGATGCGTCATGAAGCTGGTGATTGAAGCAGCAATGGAAGTAGTAATCTGTATTGCAGCAATTCTGAAAGTAATCAAGAAAAAGTAAAGAGTAGGCAGGAGTAAGAGAAAAACTTATTTCTGCCTATTTTTTTGTTTGGAGGGAAATTTGATATTGGAAGAAACTACCATCATAAAAAGCAAAGCGATTTTCTCAGACGACAAAGAACACCGCTTGCTTCTGCAGAAAGAATGGAACAGTAAAAAGCCATCGGCAATGGTTATCATGATTAATCCAAACACAGCAGATACCGTCAACTTTGATATGACCACGATGTTGGTTATCAACAATCTTCATAAGCTTGGATTTGGCAGCGTCAACATTGTAAACTTGTACAGCAGAATTATGGAAAAATTGTGCTTGCGGTTCAATGGTGATGATGAACTAATTGACAATGAAGCAGATGAAATCATACAGCAATATGCGGAAATGAGTGATGCCATTATCATTGCCTGGGGGACGATTGGAAAGAATACTTTGCGAGTGCGAAAACGACAGAAATATCTGCTGGAAATGATAAGGCAGCATGCCAACAAGATGTACCAAATCGGACAGAATGCTTGTCATCCACTCACGCCAGCAGTCAGAAGAGAATGGGTGTTAGAACCCTATGAAATGGAGGAAATCGAATGATAAAAGTAACTAATTTACAGGAAATGAGTTGCATTACAAACGCTGATTTAAGAATGTACATTCTGGAAAAAGTAAAAACAATGATGCAGGAATACCAAGTAGAAAATCTGGATGACATCGGCTGTTTTGTCATCCTGGAACAAGAAGAATTTGCAAACTTTCCAATCAGTGAGATGGAATTTGTAGAAGTGCTTTTCTTGGAAAAAAGTATGTTTTTACATGGTGTCAGAATTGTTGGCGACAGCTATGGCGAAGACATCTATTTGCCTGTTGGGGTGGTAACATGCTGAACATACCAAGGGTAGCACAATATGCTCGATTCAGTTCGGATAATCAGAGAAGCGAATCCATTGATGCACAGATACGAGCCATGAATCAGTTCTGCAAACAGAACCACTGGCAGGTTGTTTCCACTTATACAGACGAGGCGAGGTCATCGACAACAGACAACCGACCGCAGTTTCAGCAAATGATTGCAGACAGCGGCAAAGGAATATTTGACATCGTTCTGGTGCATAAGCTTGATCGCTTTTCAAGAGATCGTTACGATAGTGCCATCTACAAAAAGAAACTGAAAAAGAACCACGTCAAGCTTTGCAGTGTATTGGAGCGTATGGACGATTCCCCGGAAAGCATTATGATGGAAGCCGTCTTGGAGGGTATGTCAGAATACTACAGCAAGAATTTAGCACGAGAAGTCATGAAAGGCATGAATGAAATCGCTTTGCAGTGCAAACACACTGGCGGTTGTCCACCGCTGGGCTATGATTTGGATGAAAACCGACAGCTGGTCATCAATGAATGGGAAGCTCAAGCGGTAAGAATTATCTTTCAGATGTTTGCAGACGGTTATGGCTACAGTGAAATTATCGAGCGACTCAATGCTCATGGCTACAAGACAAAACGTGGCAAGATGTTCGGGAAGAATAGCCTTTATGAGATACTCAGCAATGAGAAATATACTGGTGTTTTTGTGTTCAATAAGGCAGCTGCAAGAGCAGACGGCAAACGAAATAACCATGCTCAAAAGGACAGCTATATTCGTATCAATGGTGGTTGTCCGGCAATCATCGGGAAAAAGCTGTTTGCACAGGTGCAGCAGATCAAGGCGAAGAACAAACGGAATGCCGGACGCTATCACAGCAAAGAGTTTTACCTGCTGACTGAAAAACTGATCTGTGATGTTTGTGGCAAGCGGATGATTGGAAATCTGCGATTCAGTGGCAGGAATAAGACACGGCTTGCTACCTACAGATGCAATACGCATCGGGCAATGTGCAATAACAAGGAACTGAATAAAGACTATTTGGATGCTTACATTGCTGTGCTGATTGGAGAGAGGTTGAAGCTAAAAAATTTAAAGCGAGCAGTTGCTAAGGTGAATCAGCAGGTGCAGAAGTTCAACAGCAGCTACGACAAATATCATACGGATGTTTTACAACAGTATGCCAAAGTGCAGGACAGCCTTGCCAATATTACAAGGGCAATCGAAAAGGGCATCTTTACAGATGACTTGCTCCAGCGAGCGGAACAGCTGGAGAATGAGAAAACAAAACTGGAAACCAGACTACACGAACTAAAGCTGTTGGAACCTATCGCCTATGAAGATGTTGCATATCTGTACACGCAATGGCAGGAATTGAAACGAAATACAGAAGAGTTCCGCACATTTATCCAGCAGTTTGTAAAGGCGATTCATGTGCGACCCTATGATTTTGACATTGTTTTGAATATGGGATTTGGTGTGGTGGAGTTGACAGAAACCATTACCATGCGACGTGGTGAACTGTACGAGATGTTTGATTCCAAAGTAAAGGAGTAAAGAATATGTTTGAAAAATCAAAAGGCAGATACCTGACACGAGGCGTGGATGCGGAGATACCAATTGCACTGCAAGTGATGATGTGGCAGGCTGTCGATCAGATGCCAGAACCAAAAGACTACTTGCAGGTGTTTCGGCTCAGCGAGGAGAACGGTTTGCAGATCGTGCACCATACCTCAGAACAGCCACAGTTTGAGATGACGTACATTGTGGAGGCAGAAAAACCGGTCACAGCAAAGGTATATATCATTGATGACGGGGAACACTGTACTATGCTATTGGCGGAAGAGTACTGATTAAAAGTGCTCTAAGCCGATAAAGAAAGAGTCCGCTGTATTAAGTTATAGCGGATTTTTTTCGCATTCTGCAACTGAATTTTTGTTGAAATACTTGCATTTTTCCGGGATACATGATATAATAAGGGCAAGACAAAATGAACAAGGCAGGTGACACCGATGGAACAGAAACCAGATATCCATGAATTACGGAAATCCTATGATGCAGCGGCAAAGAGACTTCTGTCTTACAAGGAAGTCATTGCGAATATTCTGAAGTATACTGTCCGGGAATTCAAGGGCTATTCGATTCCGGAAATTGTTGCCTGTTTAGAAGGAAAGCCAGAGATCGGGACAGTTCCAGTTGATGATGATTTCTTACCTAAAATGGATGTGGCAGGTTCTGAAACGATTTCTGAAAAAGAAGGCGTTCGCAGCTATGATATTAAATTCAAAGTAAAACTGCCTACACAGGAAGAAGCAGAATTGATTATCAATCTGGAATCCCAGAACAAGTATCGTCCGGGATATACGCTGGAAAAACGGGGTATTTACTATCTCAGCAGATTGATTTCTTCACAGTATAATGTGGAATTCAAGAATTCGAATTTTGATCAATTGAAGAAAGTGTACTCTATCTGGATTTGTACTCATGCTCCGCTTGAATTTGCAAACACGATTACAGAATATCGATTCAAGCCGGAGAACCTGGTTGGAGAAATGCCAGATATTCCGAAGCACTATGATTTGATGTCATTGATCATGATCAATTTAGGTGCAAAAGATAAGAATTATGATGGGTTGATTCGGATGCTGGATATTCTTTTGAATTTGTATTCAGAGATCGGAAAGAGTCAGGCTGCGTTGGATATTCTGGAAAGTGATTATCACATTCCATTGAGAAGCGTTCGTAAGGAGGTTGAGAGTATGTGCAATTTGAGTCAAGGCGTTTATGATGATGGCTTTGCAAAGGGTGTGTCGGAAGGCATGTCTGAGGGCGTTACAAAGGGATCAATCAACACAGCAATTAAAGTTGTCAAAAATCTGCTTGCAAAAGGATTTTCATTGGAAGAAGCACTTGCAATTGCAGATATTGATCAGGAAACCTACGAGAAAAATTGCTTGGAATAAGGTGTATGATTCCGCTAAACTACATTTGATAAAAATCTCAGTCATTTGTGGCTGAGATTTTTTTGATCTGGGATAGAAATGGATAGTCTTGCAATAGGATTTAATTGCATTTATATGAAAGAAAGGACAACTTGTTCTATATATTTTTTCGGGAATTCAGGAGTTTGATGCAAATTTCAAACGTCTATCTCAGAAAAAATTCAGGAATTCGGGAGAAAATATCACACGTACAAAGCATAATTGGTATCAAAAAACTGAAAAAAGTTCGAAAAATAGCCATTCCCGAATTCGCAAATTTTAAAAGTACGCATATCTGGGAGCTTGTGAATCGCCTCCACCATATTGTTTCAAATGCGAACAACTTTACTTTGTGAATCAGTCATTGGTAATCGTGTTCCATTTCAAGAAATGAAGAACCGCCCTTGCCGGATATGTTGTCTGGTGAGGGCGGTTTTTATTTTAAGCATTAAAAATTCCTATAGACATATTTTTATCTTAACTTCCAAAAAAACAGTTGACAGGTTTCTTTTTTTCTGTTACAATAAAAAGATAGAAGAAAGGGAAGAACGGTGATAAATGTGCAGATTGATATTCAAAACATCGGTAAAATTCAACAGGCAAATGTAAAATTTGACGGAATTACCATTGTATGTGGGGAGAACAATACTGGAAAAAGTACGATTGGGAAAATCTTGTTTTCTTGTTTTAATGCTATGTGCAATTTTGAAGATAAGATACAAGCACAAAGAGAACGAGAAATCAATAGTGTGATAAGAAAAAGTTTACTTCTTTCTCGTTCTCCTATTTCGTATTCTCGACTTGTTTTAGAATACTGTGCTTTTTTAGAAACAAGCGATGAAAATCTTAGTGAGGAATATTTATCAAATTTTTTAAGGTCTAAATATTCTGATTTAAAAGATGCAGAAATCAATGCAATTGTAAAAGGTACACTTGAGAAGCTGAAAATTCCAAATAAAGATTTATTAAATGAATATATTTATCGATACTTTTTGGATGTGTTTTGTGGGCAAATTAAAAAAGTTAGTAGTGGAAGAAAAGAATCTAAGGTAACCATAACATTTAAAGAAGGACGTAACAAAATATCTTTTTATGCAAATCATTGTAAAATAGCACAAGAAGTTGCTATTACACATCCGGCTTATTATATTGCCAATCCTTTTATATTGGATAATTTGAATGAAAATCGATTTTATTTTACGCGGGGAAACAACTTAAATGGGAATGTAGTATCTGCGATTTTAAAATCTGAAGAAGAACAAGCTGATGATAAAATGACAAATATTTTTGATTCTGTCAGCAATAAAGAAAAATTGAACAATGTTAAAAAGATTTTAAAGAAAGCATATCATGGAAAAACAATTCTAAAAAATGGATTGTATTATTATCAAGAAGGAACTTCTGCTTTCGATTTTAGAAATCTTTCTACAGGATTAAAAGCGTTTGCATTGATAGAACGTCTTTTAGAAAGTGGAAAATTAAAACAAAAAGATGTTCTTATTTTGGATGAGCCAGAAATTCATCTTCACCCAGAATGGCAATTGATTTATGCAGAAACAATTGTTGCTCTTCAAAAAGAATTTGATTTAACAGTTTTGGTAACAACTCATAGCCCTTATTTTCTAGAGGCAATGGAAGTGTATGCTAGAAAGTATAAATCAGAAGAAAAAACAAATTATTATCTGGCAATTAATGAAGAGGAAAGTTGTTTTATGAAGGACGTAACAGGAAATTTGGAAGAAATTTATCGATTGATGTTCAATCCGATGCAGAAACTCGAGGATATGGAAAATGAATGAGTTGAGCGTGGCTATGTCAAAATTGCCAAAAGAATTGACAAAACATATTTGTACAATACGAGAAGCTTCTATGGACACGGAACATCATATACCGATGGTAAATAGCGATTTTCCTGTTGTGAATTTTGATGATGTAAAAGATACATACAATAAGAAATTGAAATCCAATGATGCGTTGTTTGTCGATTCTAGATATAGAATCTTTTTTATTGAATTTAAAAATGGGACAATTGATGATATTAAAAATATCGAATTATATGAAAAGATATATGATAGTATCAATATTTTATCCGATATTTTTTGTAAGGAAAAAACACCGCTAATCAGTGTTAATCCAATTTCTCATTTAAAAAATTTTTGCACTTATATTTTAGTATATAACGACGAAAAAGTTGACCAAGAACATTTGACAGAACGAACAAAAGCTGGGTTAAATCGACAAAATGTACGATTTAGTCAAATTGGAATCAAAAAACACCTTGGAAAAAAATCAAATAAAGAAATTATATTATTTGGTCTTGATTTTTTCAGGGGATATCTTTTTTGCAATGTTCATACCTATACAGTTAGTGAGTTCCAGAAAAACAAACTCACTCAATGGGAGAATGAGAAATCATTACCCTTAAACAAATCATAAAAAAATCAGCCGTTTCCTGAGATGATCAACTTCAGGGAACGGCTTTTTTCCACAATTAGTAGGTTGGGAAAATAAAAAAATTTTCATCTGGTACATCCAGATTGAATAAATTGATTATATCATATTTTTTCATGATTTGTCAATAAAATCACTTGTCGAATTTTGTCGATACCAAAAAACATCTTATTCAAAGTGCAACCTTATTGAAAGTCTTCATCAAAAATCGACAGAAATTATTTCAAAATCCATTGAATTTTGAGATGAAATCAGATATAATGTAAATATCATCTTCAAAATAACGGTTTTCTGAAAGGGGAACAACTATGATAAAGAAATCATTATACAAGATTTTTTATGCTGCTACACCGCAAGAATTTCAGGCGGAATATCAAAGCCGCTTTGAAAATGAAGATACGATTCATCTCAATCTGACGATTGGAGGATATCCAGCCTTTATTTGTCAGATACCGGAATTGTATCAACGCATGCTATCCATCGAACGAACCAATCATAAAGTCGATGCTCTTTGTCATGCCCTTCCAGAAATTGCTTTGGAGCAGTTTCAGGAACGTTGCTTAATTGATGAAATTGTACTGACCAATCACATTGAAGGCGTACACAGCACCCGAAAGGAAATCAGCGAAATTTTACAGGATTTATCAAAGGAACATAAGCGAGAGCGATTTGTTGGACTGGTTCAGAAATATGTAGTGCTCATAAAAGAAGAACGCATTCCAATGGAAACGGCACAAGATATCCGAAAAATTTATGATGATATTTTTTATGAAGAAATCAAGGCAAGTGACCCAGAGGATTTACCGGATGGGGAAATCTTCCGCAAAAGTGCAGTTAGCGTTTATTCTGCAGCAGGGAAAGAGATTCATAATGGTGTTTCTCCGGAAGAAAAAATCATCTCAATGATGAATCAGTCTTTGCAGTTCCTGAATGATGAAAGCTATGAGTATTTGATAAGAATTGCAGTTTTTCATTATTTGTTCGGTTATATTCACCCGTTTTATGATGGAAACGGACGGACAAGCCGACTGATCAGCAGCTATCTGTTATCACAACGGCTGAACAATTTGATTGGATACCGCATTTCCTATACGATTAAAGAGCATATCACAAAGTATTATGAAGCTTTTAAGGTCTGCAATCATGTTAATAATCGAGGGGATTTAACACCATTTGTGATGATGTTCTTAGACATTGTGGACATCTCTATGAAACAGCTCGGTGCATCGCTTCAGGAAAAATTGCAGAAACTGCATCATTATGTATCACAAATCCCGCAGTTCCCAAATGCAGAACAGGGAGGAATGAGCGAGTTATACAGCCTTCTGATTCAAGCGGCTTTGTTCTCCAACATTGGAATTTCTCAAAAAGAATTGGAGCATCATTTCAATGCCTCATATAATACCGTTCATGTGAGATTGCAGAAAATACCGAAATCTTACCTGTTGGTCAATCGACAGGGGAAACGGCAGTTTTATTTACTCAATCTCTCTGAAATAGACAAAAACAGATAAAAAGAGAAGCAGATAGGGAAGTGTGAAATGCTCCCATCTGCTTTTTCTATTTGTTTATTTCATCAATTTTTCGTCTATGTTTGCCACGTGCTTCAGAATCTGCTGCAGCGTGGATTCTTCGGTGTCTGGTTCGGGTGTTGGCTCTGGTTCTGGCTCGGTCGGCTGCGTTGTTTTCGTGAATCCGTTTAATCCGGCAGCCTTAATAATGGACGGGTAATCGGTGTAACAGTAATCCATATCACATTCCCCAACGATGCCAGAAATACTTTTCTGTCCAATAATATCATGCTCTGTGCTGCCGGCTACATTATATTGCCAAATGCCGTATGGATTTTGATACGTGCATTTACTTGCATACTGGGCACACCAGACCGTATAGCGGCTTTTGATGCTATCTGAAAGGTAATTATCTAAGTAATACGTGCTGCAATACAGTCCGGCAAAATATCCAGCCTGTTCCAGCGTGTTCAAAAATGCATCTACTATTGCAGAGCAAGCAGCTTTGCCTAATGCAAATTGTTTTTCGTTCTCCAAATCCATATAAACCGGATACTCAAACGATTTACCTTTAATGGTCTGCAAAAATACCTGAGCCTCACGTTTTGCCTCGTCTGCCGACATTGCGTAACTAAACCAGTATGCACCGCAGGGGATACTCAGACGCTTACAAGCGGCATAGTTACGGTTAAATTGTGTATCAACTTGGTTTGCCTCTTTGCCGTAGCCTGCCCGTAAAATCGCAAAGTCAACCAGTCCGGATGCCTTTGCAGTGTCCCAGTCAACCTCATTTTGACAGTATGACACATCAATCCCTTTTAAAACGCTTGTTGTTTCAGTGGCTTTTTTGACATCAAAATACTTGTAAAAATCATCTGTTACAGTCCCGTTTCCATACACTTCATCGCCATACCATTTTCCAGATGTCCGCACGTCCAAGTGTGTGTACTGATAACTACTTGTAATGTTAGCGATGCCAGTAAAGCCCAAATCCTGAGCTTTACAGCACACCGTCTTGCTGCTGATTAGTTGACCGTCCTGCCCGTAACAGCAGACATCCGCAGCAGTGCCTTTGGTATGCTGACCGCTGCTCGTACCGCCTACAGCTTTATCATGCTCCGGACAGCGATAGCCGCTTGTCACAATGATTTTGCTACAGTTTAGGGTGCTATAAAGCTGCTCCAGCTTGTCGAACAATTCAGATGCAAGTAGTGTTTCATGAGATTTACCACAACTACACCGGAATTCACGTGCATTGAAATGTGGGGAAAGCTGGGTACTATCGTTATAATCATAATGATTGACTGGCACAATATCATCCTTTCACAAAAAATATTTTTAGAAAAATTTGAAAAAACACTTGACAAGCACATTAAAATGTGCTATAATAATCTTACAGAAGGGGGGTGATTAAATTGAACGACAAAATAAAAGAGCTTATCAAGATTGTCGGAAATCTCAATAAGCTCATGTTAAAAGTAATTGAACTGGCGGGAACAATTACTTTACTGGTTTTGGCGGTTAAGAGCATTTTTGATGTGCTTTAAAAACCGCTGCGGTGGAGAAATCCACCGCCCCTTCGGGGGTTACCATTAGTATACCACAATTTTTTAAGGGGGTCAATACCATGTTAGAGCTTTTGAAAAATCTTTTCAAACTTTCCTTGCAATGTGCAATTTTTCTGGTTTTGATTGCAACTTTGATTTTCGGCACAATGGGTGCTTTGAAAATGATTTTCTGAGGTGACTGTATGAGAGTTCGTGAAATTCGTACAAAGGAGCATTTGAGTATTCCACAGCTTGTGGAACTTACTGGCATCTCGAGACGTACGTTGCAGGAAATCGAAAAAAGAGGGGATTGTCTGGTATCCAATGCAATAAAAATAGCGGATGCCCTTGGTGTCACGCTGGATGAACTTTGCAGAGATAACCCAGAACAGACCGAAACCGAATAACCCGATGCCGTCCGGCAGCTTTTACGCTGTCGGGCGGTTTCCTTTATTCTGCTTTTGGCAATCCAGTTTACATCCTATATGAATTATTATAATTATAATGATTAACTGACATAGTATCATTTTTGCACAAAAAATATTTTTAGAAAAATTTGAAAAACGCTTGACAACCACAAATTTTTGTGGTATAATAAAATCATGGAAAGGGGGTGAAGCCAATGAGCAAAAAGAAAAAAAGAAGACCGAAAAGAGCGGCGTTCAATCAAAAAGATTTGCAAAAAATCTTGATGCTTACAGCTCTAATCAATCTTCTGAATGCGATTACCACCTTAGTCAATAAGATTTGGGACATCTTACACTAAGAAAAATCGCTTGTAACAACGGGGCAACGGATGGGTTGCAACTCATCCGACCCTACTATTATTCTAAAACAATTTTTGCTCATTGTCAAGATGTTAGATGCCATTCAGATTCTGCTTTCTCTTGCAAGTATCTTTTTATCCATCTATGCAATTATTTTAATCAGACGTATGAAATGAGGTGCTGAAATGAATCTGAAAAAGATTCGCATGGAAAAAGGGTTGACGGTTCAGCAGCTTGCAGATCTTGCCGGGCTTCCAAAGCGAACCGTGGAGGAAACAGCCAGACGGGATACTTGTTCCGTCCGAACTGCCATCAAACTCGCTGATGCCCTTGGTGTCACGCTGGATGAACTTTGCAGAGATAACCCAGAACAGACTGAAACCGAATAACCCGATGCCGTCCGGTAGCTTTTCCGCTGTCGGGCGGTTTTCTTTATTCGACTTCTGGTAATCCAGCGACGCTGGTCAAAACAGATAACACCCCAGCCAACAGAGCCGCACTGCCCACGGCAATCCAATTGACGTCCTGCATCACGGCAGCTACGCCAATCGTTGCTACAGCGGTCTGTGCCATGGTTTTGACTGCTCTGACTGTCGCAGCCTTTGCCCAAAGTTTCCAGTTTCTCATGTTATGCTCCTTTCTCGGTCGGCAGTGCCATAAATTCTTCGTGCAAGTGTGTCATCACACCATTGCCACCCAGTTCATGATACTGCCGATACATATTCTCGTAGTTTTCTTTTGCATAGATTGGTGCGAATCCAGCATCAATGTACTTGTTATAGCAGTGCAACATCCGGTCACGGAGCAGGGCTTGCACGCCATATTCCAGTGCTTTTTGTCGAGCATCCTGCTTTTGCATGCGGTTTAAAATCGACCTTGTACCAATGCCCAGAATACCCGTTGCAGACAACACAGAAATCGCAATGGTGATAATCTCTCGAATCACACAGCTTCCTCCGTTTCTTTCACATCTTTCGTTTCTTTCGCTTCGTTCACGTCATAATCGCCGGAAAGCAGTACCAACATTTCCGGCGTTAGGTCACCAGATGCAAAAATCTGATACTGTCCATTTTCCAGCTGCACCGCTTGAATTTTTGCGTTGCCCCAGCCCGTTCTTTGGATGGCTTTTCCCTGTTTCAATGATTCTACGGCTTCAATAATATTCACTGTATCATCTCCTTAAAGTAACGAAATTGACTGAATCAGCGGATGGCTGTTATTGCTCCGTCCGACCCACACCAAATAATAAGTGCCTGCCGTTACGCCCTCGCAGGGTGTTAATGTGGTGATGTAATCTGCACTATACAACCACTGCAACGACAAGTCAATATAACTGCCTTCCGTCTGTGCTTTGGCAAGGATGTCCGCAGCTGTGCCGGTGTCGGACTGTACCAAACGTAAAATGCCGACTTCCGTACTTCCAGAAAGAAAGCGGATTGCAATTTGCGTGGATGCTGTCACGCTGATCGGCAGCGTGCAACAGGTGTATACCTGCAAATCCCATCCAAAAACGGTTGTTCCATAGTTCAGAGCGTAGTTGTTCTTCGCACTGCAAAAATCTGCATGCAGTGCGGTAAAGTCCGCCACGCTATAAATCGTATCATTGTAAAGCAAAGATACCTTGTCCCGATGGGTTGCATCATATAACACGGTTGTGGTCGGGGATTCGCCGCCTGAAATCTCCAGAACCTTTGGTACAAGGGTATTAAATTTTTCTGCGGCGGTTGCCGTCACGCCCTTTGTGGTCAGATTCGCTGCAAGCTGCTGCCGCAGTTGGTTTAGTTTTGTCAGCTGCTCTGTAATTGTTGCTGCCATGTTACACCTCCACCATCATTGCAAGGGCTGTAGATATGTCTCCAACGCTATCCTCTAAGGCTGTAATGCGTTTTGCAAGATTGTTATCTGCGGATTCCCGCTCGGCGGTGACCTTGGAATAGGTGCTGTTTAAGTAAGCCTCAATGCCGTCCAAAAATTCTTTATTTGTATGCGTGTGGGCGGATTCAATCGCTTGGGCAACCTCTGTTTTCTTTACATAATCTGAGAGGTCGACAGGTGTTCCGCTGCCGTTTTGAATCTTTGCTGTCGTTGTGCCGTTTTTGTCTGTAGCGGTAATGGTTGCCCCTGTGCTGGTTTCCGTTACGGTTACCGTTGGAGAGAATCCATCTGCCCCATCTTTTCCATCCGTTCCATTCACGCCATCTTTTCCGGGCGTTCCGGTGTCACCTTTTTCACCCTTTTCTCCTGTTTCGCCAGCTTCGCCCTTTTCACCACGTTCGCCCTTTTCACCACGTTCGCCTTTTTCTCCGGGTTCGCCTTTCGCTCCGGTATCACCTTTTTGTCCCTTTAAGGATGTCAGCCAGTCTGCTTCTGTTCCGGTAAATCCGTTCTGCAAGGCGATTTCATAGGCAGATTTTCCGTCTGCTCCATGGCTGCCCGTGTCGCCCTTGTCACCCTTTTCACCATTGTGCAGTTCGGCGGTGGTTGTACCGGTTGCATCTGTCACGGAGATGGTTGCACCTGTTTCCGTTTCTGTCACGGTTACCGCTGGGGAGATGCCATCTTTCCCGTTTTGTAGTCCGGCAGCTTTTTTCTCCAGTTCTTGTAATAGCTGAGCGTATAAGTCAGGAGTTGGGGGAATGGGTGTCACACTGTCAGAAACAAATCCAGAAGGTTTGATATGGAGAGAAACCGGAATGGTCGTTGCACGGAGAGCTTTCGTGTCGGAAGGAGCATACCCGAACACACTCAGTTTCATCGTACCGGCTTTGCATTCAGAGGGGAGCAGGCAGGATTTTCCATCCGTTCCTAAAATCAGATTGTAGGTTTCGCAACACTGCGTAATCTGTACAACTTTATGCAGTCCTTCCCACGCTCCATCAAATACAAAGTGCAGCGGTACAAAGGCAATCTGATCCGCTGCAATGGCATCTCGTTCCAGCAGTTCTATTCGCTGTTTCTGCACGAAAAATTTCATCATGCGGTTTCCTCCTTCCACACGTTATTTTCACTATCCCAAACAAAAGCCCCGTTTACACAATTGATTCGCTGTAAATAGCCGTTATGATAGTTATTCTTTGCATCCGATGTCATCCAGTTGGTGGGTTTTGTAATGGCGTTCCACTGTTCTTTTGTGCCTTCATAAGTGATGACTTTTAGGCTCTCGCAGTACGTCAGCATATTAGAGCCGAATGTCTTGCAATTTATAGAAATCGTAAGAGATTCTAACGCCGTGCACTGTACAAACATAAAAGAGCCCAGCACACTACTTTCTGCACGAACCGTTTTCAGTTTTGTGCATGTAGAAAGCAGATAATCTTCAATTACAGATACACGGGCGGGAATGACGAGTTCTGTAATATTCGTTTGCCGCAGAGCATTTCCGCCAAGTTTTTGTATGCCTGCCGGGAGAGTCAGTTCGGTTAGCCCCCCATAAGATTGGAATCCGCCGGAGCCTTGTGCAAAAATGCGGTATCCCAACTCGGTCAACGTTGAAGGAAGTGAAATCGTCTGCATATTCTGGCAGCGGTAAAAAAGGGCGTT